GACGGTGCTGATGGAGCCGATGGAGCCGATGGCGCACAAGGTCCTACAGGTCCGGCAGGTGCTACAGGTCCGCAAGGTCCTACAGGTCCTCAAGGTCCGGCCGGACCAGGAGCGAACCAGTCGTTGAACACCAATAGCAGTCCAACATTCGCTAACTTATACTGTAGTGCTTTGTATTCTTACGGTAACGTCACCGCCTATTATTCTGATGCAAGACTGAAAGATTTCAGCGGTACAATCTCGGACGCTCTAGGCAAAGTAAAAGCCTTAAATGGCTACTACTATAAAGCGAACGAAGAAGCCGGAAAATTAGGCTACGATCGCAATGTAGAGCAAGTTGGTGTCTCAGCCCAAGAAGTACAAAGCGTACTTCCAGAAGTCATCGATAGTGCGCCAATCAACCAGAAGCACGGTACAGACTACCTGACTGTGCATTATGACAAGTTGGTTCCATTGCTAATCGAAGCAATCAAAGAACTATCTACAAAAGTAGAGGAACTAGAAAATGCCGTTACAAAGTAGTGGTGCAATATCTCTAAACGACATAGCAAATGAGTTCGGGGGTTCTACCCCCCACTCAATAAGTGAATACTATGGAGCCGCAAGCGGTATACCTTCAAGTGGTCAGATTAGTTTTAGTCAGTTCTACGGTGCGAGTGCAGTGGTACTGCCTTCATTACAATACACAGCATACGGAACTAGTTGGCAAGCGGCAACGACAGGTAAAAACGCCGCTCCGGCCGGAGTTCGTTTTCAAAGTTCAGCGGCAGGGAATATTGTAGGCACTATTTGGAGTGCCGTTAGTTCAGGTTCGATAAACATGTCCGATTATGGTTATTTCACTCCTTCAGGATTCCAAGGGCAAGGGATGTCACTCATGGATACCAATAACCTCGCACTTCCCTCCAATGGAGGATATTTTACCAAAAGCCACGGAACAGGTCAGGGTCAGTATTACATGAGGGTCTACTATGGTAGTACTTTCTTATACCAGACCACGTCTCACACTCACCATGCCGGAACTACTCTTGCTCCCACGGTCGGGAACGCAAGTGCAAGTCCAGTCAACATCGCTGGAAGAAGTAGTGCAGGTTCTTGGAGAATAGAGTTTTATGCCTAGTGTTCATGAATGTGTTGCTAACAGAGATTTCGACAAAAGTATCTTTGATGAATGCTACGATCACAGTGGTAAAGTTTTCATAACATGGATCAATCGAGTGACGCCCGAGTTGGCGTTCGTGAAAAACTATGATTACAGAGCGCACTCCGAAAGAATATTTAAAGAAGAAGCGGAACGCCAAAAAGGCTTCTTTTTAGAACTGTATGAAATCCACGGAGATGAAAGAACTATAGTCGGTTACATGGTAGTAAGCACTCGAGATAAAACTATGTACTGCAACACAGGATTGACTGGTAAGAGAATAAATGGATCACGGACTGTTATGAACGTAGGACCATGGATTGCCATGTTCGAAGCGGCAAAAGGTTTAGGCTGCGATGAGTTTGTTTATCTGGTGGACATGGACGGACGTCAGCGAAAAGCACTTTATATGATGGGCAGTCGATTGGACTATCCTGTTACATATACAGATGTTCAATATGATAAATTTTCTAAGGTTACTCCAGAAGGCAACCCAATGAAAGAAATGAGGATAAGAGTTTAATGATTATTAACGACAACTGGACATTTATCCACATACCAAGGACAGGCGGTGTCTCTTTTAAACTGGCGTATTTGGACTCACTTGGTGTTCAACAAAATGTCCACTACCTACAACACCCATATGAATGTCAGTGGATGTTAAGACCTGTAAACGAAGGTTTTCACAATGAAGCACCAATGAATACTTTTGGATCTGAACACGCCTTAGTAAACCATTGGGAAAGTTGGATACCAGAAAACTCACAACTGTTTACGATTGTTAGAAATCCTTATGATCGTTTCCAAAGTATTTGTCGTAGAGGTTACGATATATCACGCACTGATGAGGAAAGAGAAAATTCATTAGATGTTGATTACGTTCTTAGTCACGAAGGATGGGGATGTTGGAGTCCATCTAATACGCAAAAAGCGTACTTAGATAGCACATCGAAACCAATAACTGTCTATAAGTTTGAGACGCAACTACAGTCTGCTTACGAAGACCATGGTCTTACATTTGCCAATCAAGTTTCTGAGCCATCAGGCAATCAAAACAACGCATCGCAAAACCAAACCAACATTCTGACACCAGAGAATATCGAAAAGATAAACACTCACTTCCACGACGACTTTGTGGAGTTTGGCTACACTAAACTGTGAGGTAATATATGTTAGCGGAACTAGCCGCTTGCAACGCAGCCTTCACGACCGTCAAAAGTTTTCTACAAAATGGGAGATCTTTAGCCGACTGTGCTTCACAGATCGGGACAATCGTTGCAAGCAAATCGGCTTTAGAGGAGAAGGTACAGAAAAAGAGAACTGGGTTTATGGCTCAGTTGAAAAATACTCAGGCGCAAGATCTGGAAGAGTTCCTTGCGCTCGAGAAAATCAAAGAAACTGAAGAACAATTAATACAGGTGATGATCTACCAAGGTCGCGCAGGTTTAAAAGAGGATTGGATGAACTATCAGGCAGAAGCGAGACGCAAAAGAAAAGAAGAACGTCTACGTGCGGAGAGAGAAAGACAAGAGATGATCGAGGCGGTCACGATTGCAGGTATTGTGACAATAGGCATAGCTGCAGCCGGAGCCGCTCTCTACTTCTTCGCAATCAAGTAAAGGAAAGAGCAAATGCTAGGAATAGTAACAAGTGTGGCAAACCTCGCCACGACCTTCATTGATAGTAAAGCAAAGGTGAAAGCAGCCGAGGCTGAGACTAAGATGAAACTTGCAACTGGTGAGATTAACTGGGAGCAAGCAGCCATCAACGCATCTAAGGACAGTTTTAAAGATGAACTGTGGACTGGTGTTTTCGTCTTGATCCTTGCTGCCAATTTCATCCCTGCACTTCAACCATTTATGGCTCAAGGCTTCGAGAACTTGCAGAAATGCCCAGACTGGGTGACTTGGGGCATGTACGCCTCAATCGCAAGTTCGTTCGGTTTCCGAGCGATGAGAGGTTTCAATAGATGAAGAGGTGGCTTGTTTGCCTCTTTCTCTTTACCCAACCAACCCTTGCAATAGGATGTATTAATATGAAAGATAACTGGACCGAGTGTCTAGCGCAGATCCTCAAATCAGAAGGTGGATTTGCGAATTTGAAACACGACAGCGGTGGCATAACTAACATGGGTGTCACCAAGAAAACTTACGAGAACTGGGTAGGCCGAGAAGTCACTGAACAGGAAATGAGAGATCTCAAAGTAGAGGACGTGGCTCCAATTTACAAAGAGCGATACTGGGCGCAAGTACGCGCAGACGAACTCAAGGACGGTTGCGACCTCTTGCTTTTCGATCTTGCAGTTCACTCGGGTCCCAGACGCAGTGTGAAAATCGCCCAAGAAACGGCAGGGACTGTAGTCGATGGCCTTATAGGCCCGAAGACAATCGCTGCAATCAACTCTATGGATCAAACAGAGTTCATCAAGAAGTTCTCTGAGAACCGTCTGGCATTTTACAAACGTATCGAGGCGTGGAAACACTTCGAGAACGGCTTTCGAAACAGAGTGAAAAAAACACAGATCGCTGCCCAACAAATGGTGCAGTAGATCTGGCAAACCCAGAAAGGAACGGTGATCCGTATCTCTCTAACTTAGCACTGGTCACTACGGTGATCAGTGTTTTTTAGTATCAAAAAGATACATGTTGGAAATTGGATACAAAAGGTATACATAGGAAACGAATACTTCGGTATTCAAGGGGGAACGAGTGTGATCGGCTAGTCTGGACAGCCGTTCCCCCACCACATCTAAGTCAATCTAGCATCACCCTTCAATATGACTGCATGGCCTACGATTGGTCTGCCACATAATTCTGATGCTTCCTCGTTATAAGGTAGTTGTTTCATTCTACCGTCTTCATTGACTAGCATCTGCCAGTCTGGCTTGTTCGGTATGTTTATGAGTTCCACATAGCCATCCACGAGATCTTGGACAGTCTTTAGTGATGGTTTCTTTTCACCATTTTCAAAAAAAGTAATCATAGTATTAACCTCTAATGGCTTTTATCTTTTTATACAAATTGTACTTAGGCCAGATCCTAAACTTCTCTCTAATCTTTACGCCTTCGTTCCAGTCGTAGATGTAGTTCACTTTGACAGGTCGATCTGCCAATGGAACTAAATGGAACAATGGCGTCAACGGAGTGATGGTGTACTCTAGTTCTTTCTTTGCGTCAAAGTAGATGAAGAAGTTAGGTTGATGGTCATACTTAAAGTTCACGATGCCACTGAGGATGTTTAACGGATGGTTTGCAAAAGGAGTAGGGCATGAGATCCAGTCGAGATCCTCGTCACAAGTAAGTGTGATCGGTGGCACAACTTTGATCACCTGTACGCCTTCTAAATGTGAAGGATGTTGATCGGACCCGAAGAACTTCTCACTCGTAACATCGAAGGACACTGTCCCATCGCTTTGTTTGATGTCTATGTGTTGCCACGCTTTGATCGTTAGAGATCTCTTCTGAAGTTCTCTCAGCCCATAGCAACTCGCCACTTCTGGATACTGTTTCTTACTGGGCTTCATGAACGGTGCAACGATGTTCAAGTCCTTCAAGCCGTAGGGCATGTACGCATTGACCTCAATCGCCTTCTTTTTTCTTAACACTTGGACTCTCCTGTAATTTAAGTTCGAACATTCCGTCCGTAGCATCCAGACAGGACACCAAAGATAGGAACTGGTTGTAAGATAATATTGATACTTGGAACTGCTTTAGATCCTCGGCCCACTGGCGAAAGTAAACGCTACCGTTCTCTTCGAAGTAGATCTCGAGATCCTCAAATTTACCAGTAGTATCCATGGCGACAACTTTCGTGTAGTTGCCCTCAGTTTCTACTGTGAACATTGTTATTTCCCTGTTGAATGAAAAAGGCCCCGAAGGGCCTCTCGTTATGCTGCTTCGATGTCTACGAGTTCACAGACGCCACCCACGCAAGCCATGGTTTGACTCCCCTTAGTTGTGTCCTCTTTCTCGTAGTCTGTTAGTTTCGACCAGTCGATACGACTAGGCATCTTTCGTTTTGCTGCCTCGTACTCCACTTCTGAGCAATCCTGATAAGGTGCCTGTTGGTATGTATGCTCAAACCTCGGCAAGAAAGAGACACCAGACATCTCATCAAAATGCTTGAAGACGAATGCACCGACTTCGTGCCACTCTTCCTCAAGTACATCGATAGTCACTGAAGGCTTATGACAGGTGAAGTGTCGCTGATACGTCAGCCACATCTCTAACTGTTCGATTGCAGTCATGTCGTGCCTAGTGACAGATCCTTGAGGGCTTTTCATTGGAAAACTAAAGACTGTCGTTTGGTCAGGCTTCATGACGCAAGGCTCGTTTGGAATTCCTTGGTCAATCATGAACTGAGTCAACGGATCCTTATTGTCGCCTCGAACTGTGCGGATGTAGTAGTCAGCGTATCGAGCGTGGATCCCCGACGCAGTGTCGCACAGTTGACTTACAGTTCCCGACGGCTTCACGGCAGTTACTGCAGCCGCCTTATTGATGCCCAATCTCTTGGCGTAGAACTCGTTGGTATCTACAGCGATCCTTCTGAACATATCGAGTCTGCTTGCTAGGTTTGGATGCTTACCGTTGGTCAACGCACAGTCCATGATCCCAGTCATCGATACACCTAAGAGTGCTTCTTTCTCTGTCGTCTCTTTCCAGATCGGACGTAGGTAGGGGAAGTAGGTGAAGGATGCTTGGATTGTACCTAAGATCGAAGCCAAGCGAACCTTACGACAGATCGCGTCCATGGTGTCACCCTGACGAACACAAACCTCAGTCAAGTTGCAGAACTGGTGAGGAGCCAAGACGATCTCACTGCACGGATTGGTGCCGTACTGAACTTCTGGATCTCTCTTGCCATCGGCTAAACACCGATCCTGTGCAGCCTTACGATTAAAGATGCCACGTTCTCCAGATCCTGATGCAACTAGAGCATCCCATTCTGAGATGAACTGCTTGTGACTTGGTCTTCCTTGGTAGGCTACTGAGTTGTTGGCTAGAGCAAAGTGCGGATTGTCTGTCCACCACTCGCCACTTTTGGCTTCACGCATCTCAGTGTCACCTAAGTCTGAGAGGCTGATCATGGCTGACCTTCGGACCCCACCGACAACAACTACCTCACCAATCTTTGTCATTATACTGTGGACCTCGAGAGGCGTCAGGTTTCTTCCGGCTGCTTTCTGAAAAGTCACGATGGTATGATCGAACAGATCCACAAGTGGTTGTGGTCCAGACGCACGTCCACCGAATGTCTTCAGTCTGGAACCTGCAGGGCGAACTCGAGAGACATTGAACTTAGGGATCTTGCCTTCGAACAGTTGCTCGATCAGTTGTCTGTAAGCGTTGGCCCAACCTTCTTTTGAGTCAGCGACACTGATGATGTTACCGGACTCGTAAAGTGTATGTGGTATGCCTTGGAGTTTGTTAACGAACTGTTCTTCGACACTGAAGCCGACACCAGTTCCATTAAGTAGGATGTATAGAACCTCATCGAAGCATCGAGGATGATCGATAGGCGTGTATGAACAGTTGTAACCTGCAGTGTTGTCACGATCGAGTGCTTCACCTGCAGTCATGAGAGACCTCATGCTTGGCATGACATCGAGGTTAAGGATTGCTTCTTCGATCTCATTGCGGATCTTTGGCTTAACTTTATCTCCAACTACATTTGTCATGTAGCGATCCACTGTCTCTGCCCAAGTTTCCCTACGGCCTTCCTCCTCAATCCAACGAGCGTATCGTGAAGTGTGGATGAATGCCTGATAGTCCGTAGGTAGATAGTTATTCATTGATTTCTTTCCCTTCTAATTCGTTTATTCGCATTTCGATGTATCTTTTTGCTTTTTGTAGATCTTTGATCTCATCGTCTTTATGTCCGGCTCGACACACGTACTTGATGACGTTGCCTCTCCAGAACTCGAAGCGGTTGCGTTGGATGAATATGATCGGCTCGATTGGAAACTGAGCGTAATGATCTGGTGATTTAATTGGATCAGACATTTGGCGTGTATCCTCGCTGCTTGAGTATTCGTGCCACGTTTTGAATCCTAATCCCCACGATGTCCGCGATCGTTTGCCAAGAGTGTCCTTCTTTGTGGAGATTGACGAGACGAAGGCATCTCTCCTCA